GCGCATTGAACGATGTAATCGCCGGGTAAACTCTGGCGAGCCACCCAATTCTGGATAGTAGGTAACGGAATTTTTAGAAGTTCCGCTAGTTCCGGGCGTGAGCTAACCCCATAAGATTTAAGGATTCTCTCCAGTATGGCCTTAACATCGCTGTTGTAATCGGTCATATAACCTTCAAATAATCCAATATGATCTGTTTACACAAACCCATTTGGAATATATCATCCACTTCGTTAGTGAAAATGCACGCCAATGCACCGTAAATACTGCCAACTGGAGATAATCCCCGATGACCAATCAAATTACAATACCTAGCGGCCCCGATCTGATGACTTATGAACAGTTCGCACAGGCTTATGGTTACAGCCTTCGCACTGTGAAGCAGATGGTTGAAGACGGTGATCTGCTTGTTATGCCACGTAAAAAAGTTGGTGGTGCCGCACGCATCAACATGGTTGCCTTCCGCGCGCGTTTGCTCGCTCAAGGTGTCAATTGCCGCTACGTCGCTGCGTAACAACTTAATTATTTAAGTTGAGCAAAGGAATAACCATGTTTGATTTTAAGACTTCCACCCATAGCCACTATGACGACGCCTGCCGCAAGTTTGCGCTGTCCCTCAATATGGTGAATCTGGCCCAGCAAGCGGGCATGAAAGTGCAGACTCTTCGTAACAAACTCAATCCTGATCAGGTGCATCAGCTGACCGTTCCTGAAGTGCTGCTGCTTACTGATCTGACCGAGGACGCAACGCTGATGGATGGGATGCTGGCGCAGCTGCACTGTCTGCCGTGTGTTCCTGTCAATGAACATGCCGCTGAAAAATTTCCGGCTTACGTGCTCAATGCTTCCGCTCAGGTCGGGACGCTTGCTGCCAGTGCTGCTAATCACGCCAGCATTACTACCTCATGCCGTCGCGGGATCGTTGAAGCTGCTAATACCGGCATTCGCTGCATGATGCTGGCGGCCCTCGCGGTCCAGACTCGCGTCCACTCTAATCCTGCGCTGTCGGGTACTGCTGATGTGTTAAGTGGTATCGGTGCATCTATCGGGATGGTGTGAAATATGGCCTTTTCAGTAGCTCCGCTTCTGAAGCGGCAAAGCCCGTCCCACGCATACGGCCACGGCTGGATTGCAGCAGATAAGGGCAGGCGCTGGCATCCGGCAATTTCACAGGCCGAACTGCTGGCAGAATTAACCGGTAAGAGGAAAGAATCATGGGTTACAAAGCTGAGAGTATCACTGTTCAGATGAACGCGGGGCAGCGTGCAAGTGCGCTTAATCATATCTCTGCGCTTCGTACCATGATGTACGGCGATTGCAGCCACGAACTCAAACGCTTTATCGCAGATATGCGTAATAAGCGCGATCACCAGGCTGAACAAAATGGCCGCGCACTGAGCGCAATATTCTTCCTGGCAAATATCAGCAAAGAACGTCACAGCGTTGATTTCAGTGAACTGACGAGTGACGAATTAACGGCGCTGATTAGCGCGATGAATCACTTAAAGGCAGTCGTGAGTTTATTTCCAAAGAATCTGACGTTACCTAATTAATTAACCCAACGAAATTAAATGGCGTAAACCCGCCGGGCATTTTTTTGCCCGAATTCAGGAGAAAGTGAAATGCGAAATATCGAGACCCGTAATTTTAAAGCCGATGAGGACGCGCTGGCCGTCCTGCTGAGTAAGGCCAAAACCGAACAGCGTAGTGATGATGCGCTGTCCGTTTCTATCCGCCTGGCCGCACTGGCAATTCATGCCCGTAAAAATGAAATGTCCGCAGCGGAAATCATCGAGTTGCTGGACAAAGAGGCGGAACGCTTTGAGAACCAGGCGCAGGAGCTGCACTGATGGCTGACTCAATGGATCTGGTACAGCAGCGCGTGCAGGAAGAGCTGGCGCGCAATCTGGCTAACGCTACTCACCGCCCGGCAGGGGCGAGTGAGTTTTTCTGCCTGTCGTGCGGCGAAGAAATCCCGGAGAAGCGCCGCCGCGCACTGCCGGGCGTTTCCCTCTGCGTAACCTGCAAAGAAGTCAGTGAGCTTAAAAGTGCGCATTACAAAGGTGCGGCATTATGAAAACCATCCTTAAATGGGCTGGCAGCAAGTCCGGCCTGATGTCTGAACTGATTAAGCACCTGCCCGCCGGTGATCGTCTGGTTGAGCCGTTTGCCGGTTCATGTGCGGTCATGATGAATACGGATTACCCGGCCTATCTGGTGGCGGATGTTAATCCCGATCTGATCAACCTCTATCGTCAGGTTAAAGAGCATACTCGCCCGTTTATTGTCGTGGCGTTATCGCTCTTTAATCAGAACAAAACGGAAGAGAGTTATTATCAGGTCCGCGAAGACTTTAACTTCAACGCGGCACTGCCACAGCTGGAACGCGCTGCGCAATTCCTCTACCTGAACCGCCACGGCTACCGTAGCCTTTGCCGTTATAACAAACGCGGTGAATTCAATAATCCCTACGGCAATTATAAAGAGCCATATTTCCCGCTGGTCGAAATCGAAGCGTTTGCCGCGAAGGCTCAGCGCGCGACATTTGAATGTCTGGGGTACAGTGAAACCCTGAACATGGTCCGTGCCGGTGATGTCGTTTACTGCGATCCGCCATATCACGGCACTTTTACCGCTTATCACACAGAAGGGTTCAGCGAAGATGATCAGCACTCGCTGGCCTGCATCCTGCTGGGTATCTCTGAGCGTAACCCGGTCATCGTTTCAAACAGCGACACAATGTTTACCCGCAGCATCTTCCGCGAATTTGACCTGACAAAAGTCACTGCTGCTCGCTCTGTTGGCGTGGCCGCCGGTGAAAGTAAGCGCGCATCCGAAATCATCGCAGTGCGTCACATGAGTTTGGCGGTGTAATGACTCAGGTCTTCGCATATCCCTGGAATGCACCTAAAAAGGCAATCAATCCACAGCTGGACCCGGCGGACGTTGCGCCGGTGTCCGCGCTTTCAAACCTGATCAGTCTTTATGCTGCAGATAACGAGCAGGAGCAGCTGCGCCGTGAGGCAATGAGTGATGAGGTTTGGGACCGCTACTTTTTCAACGAGTCCCGAGATCCTGTCCAGCGCGAAATTGTGCAGGACAGAATTATCAGCGGGGCAAAAATGGCCCGCGAACAGCAGCAACACAATCCCGATCTGGTTATCGTGGCCGATGTCAGCGCGCAGCCTTCGTACATCAGCAAGCCTCTCATGGAGCGCGTTAAGTTTTTCCACAATCTCGGCAGGCCGCAGGCTTATTCCCGTTACCTGCGCGAAACCATCCGCCCATGCCTTGAAAGGTTGGACCGCGTGCGCGAAAGCCAGGTTTCTGCCTCCTTCCGGTTCATGGCCGGTCACGACGGGTTGGACGGCTTGCTGGCGTTGCCTGAAATGAACCAGAATCAGGTCAAGCATTTATCAACTCTGGTCGCTGCCCACATGAGCATGTGTCTTGATACAGCCAGCGGCCATCTGTTCGTCAGTGACGACGTGACGCCGGAGCAGGTCCGCCAGGCATGGGAAGTCGTTGCGGCGGAGGCGATGCGCCTGGACGTAATACCCCCGGCCTTTGAACACCTGCGCCGCAAAAAGCGCCGTCGCAAGCCCGTGCCCTATGATCTGATCCCGCCATCGCTGGCCCGTATGCTCTGCGCGGACTGGTGGTATCGCAAGCTGTGGCAGCTGCGTTGTGAATGGCGGGAAGAGCAGCTGCGCGCCGTATGCCTGGTCAACAAAAAAGCGTCCCCTTACGTCAGCTTTGAAGCAGTGATCCATAAGCGAGAACAGCGCCGGAAGTCTCTGGAGTTCTTCCGTTCACACGAGTTGGTCAGCAATGAAGGCGATACACTGGATATGGAAGACGTGGTGAATGCCAGTAGCAGCAACCCGGCACACCGCCGCAATGAAATGATGGCCTGTGTTAAAGGGCTGGAGCTTATCGCGGAAATGCGCGGCGACTGCGCTGTGTTCTATACCATCACCTGCCCGTCACGCTTCCACGCCACACTTAACAACGGCAGACCGAATCCGAAATGGACAACGGCCACCGTCCGCCAGAGCAGTGATTATCTGGTCGATATGTTTGCCGCCTTCCGCAAGGCCATGCATAAAGCCGGGATGCGCTGGTATGGCGTGCGAGTCGCAGAGCCGCATCATGATGGCACCGTTCACTGGCATCTGTTGTGCTTTATGCGCAAAAAGGAGCGCCGCTCAGTCACTGCACTGCTGCGGAAATTTGCCATTCGCGAAGACCGCGAAGAGCTTGGCAGCAATACCGGGCCACGCTTTAAGGCTGAGCTGATCAACCCGCGCAAAGGCTCACCGACCAGTTATATCGCTAAGTACGTCAGTAAAAATATTGATGGCCGTGGCCTGTCAGATGAAATCAGTGCAGAAACCGGAAAATCACTGCGTGACAGCGCGGAGAACGTAGGCGCGTGGGCGTCTCTTCATCGCGTTCAGCAGTTCCGCTTCTTTGGTATTCCGGGCCGCCAGGCTTACCGGGAACTGCGCCTGCTTGCCGGTCAGGCGTTGAGAAATCAGGGCGATAAAAAAGCCGGTGCGCCGGTGCTTGAAAACGCGCAGCTGGACGCCGTGCTGGCCGCTGCAGATGTGGGCTGCTTTGCCACCTACATCATGAAACAGGGCGGCGTACTGGTTCCACGTAAACATCACATCGTCAGAACTGCTTACGAGCTTAACGACGAGCCGACCCCTTACGGCGATCACGGCACCCGCATTTATGGCATCTGGTCCCCGTTAGTGGCAGGCCGCATCTGCACGCACGCAACGAAGTGGAAAATGGTCCGTAAAGCAGTTGAAGTTCAGGAGGCGACAGCCGACCAGGGCGCTAGCGCCCCTTGGACTCGTGGCAATAACTGTCCCCCTGATGAAAAACTGAACATTTCAGGGGGCAATCCGGTATCTGTTGAACCTATAGAGCCGGTTGAAACGCCTCTGTAT